AATGGCTGTTTCGATATTCTAACCTTTGCACACGTTCGCCTACTGAATTTTGCCAAATCTTTAGGCAACCATCTTGTTGTTGGTATAAATAGCGATTTTTCAGTTCAGAAATTGAAAGGTTTAAATAGACCAATAAATAACCAAACAGAACGTCGAGAAGTCCTTTTGGGCCTGAAAGCCGTCAACGAAGTCGAAATTTTCGAAGAAAACGATGCTCACGAATTACTTTTGCGTATTAAACCTGACCTTTGGGTTAAGGGTTCTGAATATACAATTGACAAACTCACAGAAGAAGAACGCGCTGCAATGACCTTAATTAAGTGCGAACTCGCTCTATTTCCCAAAATTGAAGGGATATCTACAACCAATATAATTAAAAAAATCAACGGAAATCTTCTTTGACAAATTCCCCAAATCTTTGCTAAGATTTCGAATATGTCCAAGCCAGATGGATATAAGCTTGATAAGAAAATAGTTGATTCTACGGGTAAACCACCAAAAATCAATAGCCTTGAACAGTTTCTTGTTTGGAAATTTCTAAAGAACGTTCCCACAACGTCTTTGGATTGGTCGCGAGAAATAAAAATAGCTCGTATTTTTTTGGAAGCTTATCCATCTGTAGATTTTTGGAATTTTGTTGATTTAGGATTTAAATTAAATTCCTTGCTTTGGTTTACAACAGACAAAGGGGTGGCTTTTTTAAAACAAGAAAAACGGAGAAAAGAATTTATCGAAAATAGTAAAATGTTTCAGGAAAAAGTTTCCCCGCAAATTCTAGATGAACAAACACCACCTGACGATGATTATGTTCCTCCCCCTGCCCCCAAACCTAAAACCTTAATGGATTTTATAAAGAAAAAATAATATGGCTCTTAAAAAAGAAAAACAACCAGACCAAGAAAAAACCGAAACTTTAGACGCTATCCTTAAAGAGCTTAAGAAAGACGGAAAAATCTATGGTACTCGGGCGGGAGAAGAAATTTTAGCCCAAAACACTATAACGACCTCTAGTTTTGAATTTGACCAAAGGATTGGGGGGGGATTTAGAAGCGGTGGTTGGTCTAGATTTTATTCAGAAGAAGAGTGCGGAAAGACGAGTATTTCGTTATGCTGGGGGCGGAACTGGCAAAACAAGTTTGAAAATGGATTCGTTCTCTTTTTTAATGCTGAAGGACGCATAACTAAAGACTTATTGGAAAGAAGTGGAATAAACACCAATCCAGAAAAATTTAGAATTGTTGATACTAATAATTATGAATCTATTTATACAATCACTGAAAGAGCAATTTTAAATAATTCGGAAGGCCGGAATTATTTTGTTGTAATTGATTCTACTGATGCTTGTGAGCGAGAAATCGATAAAGTAAAGAATATCGGTCAAGCAGAAAAAATGTGTGGTGGAGCCGCTATAGCTTCAATGGCTGGTAAGCGTCTTAGTCTTTTATTTAATGTCTCTAATCATCATCTTTTCCTTTCTTCTCAAATGAGAGATAGAATGACTAAAAGTCCACGGGGCATTCCAGCTGGAAAAGCTCCGAGTGGTGGCAATGCTCCTAAATATTATAGTTCCTTGACAGCAGAAATCAAAAGACCTTACTCAAAAACGTATATTTATGAAGAACCGAGTAATGATAAATCTAGAATTATTGGCAGAATTTGCCAAATCAAACTAAATAAGACATATAATGAAACTAGTGGTTCAGTTGTTTATTATCCAGTAAAGTACGGTTTGAAAGGGGGGGTTTGGAAAGCTTATGAAGCTATGATGGTAGCCAAAGCGTGTCAAATCGTAGCTTGTCCACCAAAAGCTTCATGGTGGAGCTTTGAATCATCTTTATTCGAAGACCTAAAATCCAAAAACATTAATGTCCCAGAAAAAGTTCAAGGCGAAGCTAAATTAAGAGACGTATTTGATAATAATCCAGAGTTGGTGGAATACGTTTTTCAAAAAGGAGAGGTCCTTTATTCTGCGAATAAGTTCTTTTTAACTCTTGATTCAGAAGAACCGGTTGATGAGACTTCTTGATATACAGGGTAGATTAATCTACAAAAACGTTCAGTGTTATCTAATTGATTGGAACGAGAAAAGTAGGTCTAAGTTACAATTTGTTATAAAGCAATTTTTTAAACCTTTCTGGCAGCATTATGTCTGTTATGAAGAGTTCCCGGTATTCGGGTCTCGTATGAAAATCGACATACTTAATGCAAGCAAACGAATAGCCGTAGAAGTTCAGGGTGAGCAACATACACAATTTAGCAAATATTTTCATCATCACAGAATGGATTTCCTTTTATCAATGCAGAGGGATGCTCGGAAAATTGAATGGTTAGAAAAGAATAATTTTAAATTTTTAGAATTGGTAGAAGATGATTTGGAAAAACTTTCTCCAAAATATATAATAGATAAATTTGGAGTAAGTATCATATGACCCCATCAATTCAAGTTTTGTTTTCTTTAAAAATAGAGAAACATGTGCTTGGGGGTTTAATTAAATATCCAAGTTTGGCTTTGGAAGTCAGCGGATTTTTAACAGAAAACGATTTTTCAGAACAAGTACATCAAGTTATTTTTTCGGTTTTAACAAAACTCGTTTTTGCGCAAAAAAATGTAGACAAAGTCTTACTGGCACAAAGTATTAAAGCACTTGGTATTTCATTCAAAGACGACATTAATGTATTTGATTATATAGAAAGCCTTTCTTTTACTCAAATAAACGAGCAGGGAACACTTGATGCCGCAAAGGAATTGTTAAATCTTCGCATTAAGCGAGATATTGTTGATGCTGCTGACCGGATTCGCTTGACGGTTTTACAAAGCAAAGATGAAAACATTGATTCTTTAATAAGTAAAACAGACTCAATTTATAACAATAAAATACGTTCTTTTTCGGTTTTAGATGAACCAACAGATGTTTTTATCGAAGCCGAAGCCTTAATTGAAGAAAAAGCTAACAACCCAATAGAAGAAATAGGTTTTCCCACCATGTTTCCAGAATTCAATCGTTTATATGGTGGGTTACGAAATGGAAACGTTTATGCGGTTTGTAGTAGGGCGGGTCAAGGTAAAACTACATGGCTTGATAATATACTTTTTGGGGTTAGTAAGTTAAGTAATTTTCGAATTCCTGTCTTAATTTTAGATACAGAAATGTTTACTTGCGACATTCAAATGCGAATGGTTTCCGCAATATCTACGGTTCCCATGTGGTTTTTGGAAACAGGACAATGGAAACGAAATCCAGAGATGTTTGCTGCGGTGAGAAAAGCGTTAAAAGAAATAAGAGAACAAAAATATACCTTCCAGCATTTGCATGTCGGTAATCGTTCCGTTGAACAAGTTGAAAATATAGCCCGACGATGGTATTTCACTAAGGTCGGCAGGGGAAGACCTGCTGTTATTGGATATGATTATTTAAAAATGACAGAACGCCTTGGTCAAAATTGGGCAGAGCACCAAGCTATAGGTGAAAAAGTAGATAAGTTTAAAAGGCTAGCAGAAGAACTTGATGTTCCTTTTTTTACAGCAATGCAATTAAATCGTCAAGGAGAAAACCAAAATCGTCAATCTAAAGATGTCATTGATGATTCTTCAGTCTTTGCCTTAAGTGATAGGTTACAGTGGTTTGGAACATGGGTTGCTATTTTTCGTAGGAAGACTGTTGACGAAATTGAAGAAGACGGTGAAGAATTCGGAACACATAAACTTATAACAACCAAAGCTCGTTTTCAAGGCAAGGATGCTCCCGGTCATCAGGACTTGCTTGTCAAACCAACAGAAGACGGTAAAAAAAAATATGTTAATAATTTCATTAATTATGAGGTAGTCAATTTTAAGGTAAACGAAAAAGGCTCTTTAAAAGATATTATTAGAAAACTTACATTAAAGTTTGATTTTAATAAAAATAAAGAAAAAGACTTGGTGTTAAAATGACATATAAAGAAATCTTAATAGGTGTTGGTTTTCATCCTACAGATAATGGCCCTGAGCTTAGGATGCGCCCAATTTATAGAGATTCAGACAATAACACATCTCTTAAAGTAGATAAAAAAACCGGACACTGGTATGATTTTGGGACCAACAAGCATGGTTCTTTTCCTGAATTGATTCAACTGAGTTTAAATTTATCTAATATAGATGAAGCAAGAGAAATACTTAGTTCAAAATTTTCTCTCCAAGCTCAAGAACACCAACCCCAAAAGCCAAAATTTGAAATCCAAAAAACTTTTCCTAAGGAAATATTGGACAATCTTATTAAAAATCATTCTTATTGGATAAGTAGGGGCATATCGGAAAACACCGTAAAGCTTTTTGGTGGGGGTATTTTTGACAAAGGTCGATTAAAAAGCAGATACTGTTTCCCTATTTTTAATGAATTCAATCAGCTTGTTGGTTTGACGGGTAGAACCTTAGTGGGTAGCGATATAAAATACAAACACTTAGGCCAAAAGAGTCACTGGTTGTGGCCATTACACCTAAACGAAACTATAATAAAAGAATGTAAATCTGTAATTTTACTTGAAAGCCCCGGCTGCGTTCTAACATTATGGGACGCCGGAATAAAAAATACACTATGTTTGTTCGGAACAAAGTGTTCGGTTCCAATATTAAACGCGCTTATTAGACTGGATTTAGATAAAATTTATCTTTCATTAAATAACGAACCAGATAATAATAACATTGGAAATAAAGCCGCCAAACAGATTTATCATCAATTAACCCGATATTTTGACGACAACGATGTCGTAGAAGCCCTACCCTTAAAAAAAGACTTTGGAGAAATGACCAAAACAGAAATATTAATTTGGAAACAAAAACACGGTCTATAATATGAAAAAAATTAAATTAGCCGTTCTCGGGTCACGCACCTTTGAAGACTGTGAACGTCTTTATAAGATTCTTGATGCAAACATCGATAAAATAGAAATGATTGTCTCGGGTGGTGCCGCTGGTGCAGATTCTTTAGCGCAAGAGTGGTGTAAAGAACGTGGCGTGCCTATCTTAATTTATTATCCAAGATGGCATTCACTAGATGGAGATTTTAATCGTGGGGCAGGATTTAAAAGGAATTATTACATTATTTCTGCGTGTGATAAAGTTTTAGCCTTTTGGGACGGCTCTAGTCGTGGAACAGCTAACAGCTTGTCTATAGCGAAAGAATTAAATAAAAGCGTAAAGCTTCTTTATTTCATTCCTACGGAAAAAGCTATAGAAAATCACAAACAGGACATAGAAAAAGAGGATGATATAAAATGACGGAAAAACGTGTCGTTTTGTCAGCTTCTCGCATCAAACTTTTTAAAACCTGTTCATGGTCTTACTATTGCCGCTATATTCTAAAACTGCCAGATAAGGGTAACGACGGCACCAAAAGAGGAAACATAATTCATTTAGTTCTCGAATGTTTGTTAAAAAAAAGACATCGAAAACATTTTGACTTGTTAGTTACGCATAAAAGCGCGTTTGCTTCCCCAGCAGTACATAAGTTAATTTTAAAACATGCTCAAAAAAAGGGAATTAATGACAAAGAGAATTTAGAGTTAATGAGCGACATGATTCTTGTTGCTCTAAATTTGGATTTTTATTGTGCGGGGGCTCGTTTTTTAGCACCAGAAGAAGCCTTCAGCCTAGAAGCCGATAAATATTCAATTACCGGATTTATAGATAAAATTGCTGTATTTGATAATTCTTTAATTAATGTTTATGATTACAAGACAAACAAACAAAAATTTAATAAAGAAGATATGG